ACCAAACCGGAACGTTATTATTGGTATCAATAAACAGAGGAAAGAAAGCGTTTGATACATCATCTATCTGAGAATTAAGTGCATCACCCAGCCGAGAATGAACGTCATCATAAATCATCTGATAGAGAGCTAATGAAATTCTGGATACCGCGAAACCATCATCCCACCAGACAGGGACGTTATCAGCACCATCAGTGAAAAATGGGAAGTAGTTATCGCTGACGTCACCACTCACAATAAATTTACTGATGAAATCAAAAACCGCGTTGATGGTCTCCTGTGACGGCATCTTTCTGCCGGTAGGCTGTAACGTACCCGCATTATTGATGTACTCATCTGCAAGAGAGCTTCCATCAGTGCTACGTACATAAGTAGCTGAGCCTGCAGGTATATTCGCGATATCCGCCTGCGCAGCCTCCAGGGTCATATACTGCCGGCTGAGAGGGATCAGGTTCTGCCGCGTTTCCTCAACGACTTTATCCCCTTCTGCCTTGATGCCGTCAACGGTGTAATGTTCACCGCCGAGGCGATCTGTATATTTATGCTCTGTACTGGTGACAACCTTATCCAGCATGGCGCCGGCATAAACTGCATCCCGAATATCCGTACTTGGCGCCGGATTGTCGGTAGGTGTTGGTAACGGTACTTCTGCCATTGTGCATGTCGCCCTATAAAAGGCGCACGAAGCCCTCAGAATTGAATCTAATGGTGTGCGCGAAGGTTGGTAATTACTGCTGTGTGTTACGGATAAATCGAGTCTGAATATTCAGAGAGGGTTAATGTCTGGGTGTCGTCGCCATTGGGTTTGGCTGTTTCAACGCGCCAGATAGTGGAATTAAGTTCTGTATCGGTGGCGATGAAGTACCGGCTTGCGTTCTGCACCGTCGTCCGGTCGTAAATGTTCAGGTCGAACGCATCCGCTGCGGCCTGAAACGCTTTAGGCCTTCCGGTTACGGGGTATGCTCGCCAGCGTCCGCGATAATTACCGAGACTGTCAGTCATCACCACCCACATATCGCCGAGAGAGAAGTCGATACGCTCAGAGGTACTGAACACATCCCCGCTACGGGCTGTGATATAGCCGTTCTGCTGCTTGTTGTCGTACATATCAGGGCATTGCACCACTGCGCCGCGGATAACCTGCGTTGATTCCAGAACTTTCACCGTCATACCGACGCGCGATAGAAGAACACGGCGCGCTTCCAGCCACGCCCGGTCCTCCGCCTGCGTTTTATTACGACAGCCGTCAAGACTGATCTGCAGCGCGTTAATGGTCGCGTCCCCGACCTCGACGATGCCACTCTGGTCAATCTGCAGATAGATGTACGACTTTTTATTGGTGAGCGGGTCGACATAATCCAACGTGACGCCGTCATAGCCGCCCGGCAGTGACATAGTCCATGTGACCTTATACTCGTCCCAGAACATGTTTGAGCGCGCAAAAACAGCATCCGGATTCGCCACTTTCTCATCACGCCAGAACGTCAGTACATCGCCGATATTGTTCCCGTCTACGCGGGCCACATTGCAGATGGTTTTGATTCGCTCCCCAAGGGAGAGCTTTTCATCCGAGAAGGTGTAATCGAAGTAACTCAGTTCCGGAACGGTTATCGAGTCAGCAATGGCGTACAGAGTCGCTACATCGATGCTCGAAACGTCCTGCTTACCGATGACTATCCACTCGTGCAGAACCGCGTCGGCAAAAGACCGGCTCGGGCGCAACGTGTAGTCAATCAGGCCAGTAGTCCGGTCATAACTGATGGTATGGCGCTGGGCGAGCATATTGTATTTCTGCTCGCGGTTGCTGTTGCTGTTGTTCGGCCCTTTGATAGTGACCTTCGCGATAGTGTCATCTGGATAAACCACGTTTTCACGCGTGTTGACCGCGTGAATCGCCATCAGCGTGACGACGTTTCCATCGTTGCTGTTATCCAGACGCTCAATTGTCACCGCGTAACGCCCGGCGCCGGCGGCTGGCGTGTATTTGTGTGAGGTGCGAAAATACCGGGTTGTTACCTGAAAGTCGTTATCGAAGAAGTAATCGTACTGCTCGGACGTTCCGGGTATTTGATTGTTGCTGTCGTCAACCTTCCAGAACCTGATCCGGTACCGTGACGTGCCGGCAGTTGCTCCCAACTGAACCATGACATGCACCCAGACCTGCGATGACTCAATCGGAGATACAGATGGGCCAATCACCAGCGGCGTCTGGTCGTTCAGAGTGAACAGCGTCAGGTTGATGGTTGCGTCCGCCGGCAGCGTGGTGATTTCCCCGGTCATATCGCCAAGATAAAACGTCGTATATGGCAGAGTGTCTGTACCGATGAAGCTTTCCGAATAAACAATGTTTCCGCTACCGGTCACATTACGGGTTACCGGGCTACCGCCGGCGTTCCAGGTCGCATTAATCACGAACGTCACCGGGTGCGGAACGGCCAGCGCGGCGAAGTACGTGAAGTTGTCATCGTTCGAGAGCACCGTTGCCTTGAGCTGGTTACTCTCTATCACCAGCGCCGTCGGCGCTGTAGTCGTCGCTGTCTGGGCCGGGAAATCCTCGCTCTCGTTCAGGCCGGGGACTTCTTCGTTATCGACGTCGTCAAACTGATACCCGACATCGATAGTCCCGATCGTCACTCCTGGGTCAAACGTCTGGTAGCTGGCTCCGGCCAGGCTGCCGAGGTTTGATTCTGAGTAGCGCACAGAGGAAATGGTATATTTCCCGTAGCCGACCTCAAACCACTCGGTGATGTATTTGTTGTTATCGATAAACTCAAACAGCGCCTGTTGAATCAGGTCCGGAAAGACGCGGCACTGGCCGTAAATATTCGGACGCCCCTTGTAGAGCCGCGCCCGGTTAGTTTGCCCCGTTGCATCGTTGTTCGGAGACTCGCCGGTTGAAATAGAGGGTGATGATGCAGTCTGCTGTCCGGTGATTCCCGCCAACACCTTCTTGGTGAAGCGGATCGGGTTAAGGTGCTCTATCGGATTAAGGAGCGTCTTAATCAGGCCGCCGCCCTCTGGCTGGTCGAATACCGAAACGACATCGCCAGCGCGCAGCAGACAGGACAGGTCAAAATCATCATCCAGCTTACGGCCGTTTAGCTTCACCACGACGTTGTTATGCAGCTTCAGCTTGTCGAGCAAGGCGATCAGTTGAGTGCCTGGCTCTTCCGATCCGCGTTGCTTAGGTGCGCCAGGAAGGCGCTGCAGCTCATATCGAACCATGCACCAGATACTCCACTTTGTTATAGATTTTCTGAAGGATGACCGCGCTGTCCGTGCGGACAAAACCGAACTCGCCGCGGGAGTGCAGGCATTTCCCCGGATTAATCATTACGCCGACGTGCGCTGGCTGATTGCCGTAATAGAACACCGCAAGGCAGCCGGAAACCGGCACCGGAACCCGGCGCCAGTGTTCGAACTCCTCTTCGTAGCAGGTGATGAAATCTAAGCCAGATTCATAGCCGGCGACGTGGTGGAGCTCCAGACCCAGAACATGCCGGTAATACAACACCACGAGTCCCCAACAATCCAACTCATCAAAGGTGCAGGCGCGGTTAGCCCAGGGCTTGCCATTAACCAGCCCGATAAATTCTCTCTGTGTCATACGGTAATCAGCCCAGGATAGTCTTTCGTGGTGTAAATGATGTGGTTGGCCAGCGTAAGCGGGTTGGTCTTGCCAGAGTTCACAGTGACGTTGCTGCCGTCTGCGCCGACGTCTTTCACAAACAGCGACCAGGTCTTCATAGGCGTAGCGTCACCGATCGCATTCCATTGCTGGTATTTGCAGGTAATGGGCGTCATGCGCCCAGCACCCGTCCAGTTCTTCAGCGTGCTCCTGACGTCCTCGGCGCCCTGCAGGAACGTGATAGCCATTGTGATGATGGCCGATCCGTTCTGCGTGGGCTCTGTAATTTCGAAGGCTGCAGGCTGGTAAACGTTCCCGCCGAACGTCGCTTCACGAAACAGCTTATTGACCACACGGTAATAGCCGAACGCCGGATGATAAAACTCAATGGTCTGCTTGATGTCGCTCGCCGGCCTTCGCTCTTTCCATTCTCTCAATGTCGGCATTAGTCAGCCCTCGGCATAACAGCAGTGACCAGATAATCCAGCCAATAGCCGTAGTTCTCTGGCGCCTCAACAATCCAGTCGTCGTAGTCCTCGGTAATGTCCTCAATACCGTTACAAATGACGCTGGCCGTCCAGGTGACGATGTTCCCGTTTTTGCTGGTCTGCACTGGCATACTGATGAAATGCAGGGTCTGCAGCTGCACGCCCTGCGTATCGCCGAGGTCAATCCGCATCTGGAACCAGTTACGGCCACGGTCGCAGTACGTCGGTGAGCGGAGCCACGATTTAAACCGCTCGGCCTGCTGCAGCGTGAATTTCCACTGCAGAGACCAGGTCGATTTAAGGTCGGTGGTTAGTGGCGTGAAGATGACAGGCCCGACTGCCGGCGTCGTCGTCTGCCAGGCCGTATCCTGCGTCATGTTCTGGTCTGCGCGCTGAGGAAGCGGCAGCATATCCGGGTATGAAACTGTTGCCACGTTTCCTCCGGGCATAAAAAAGGCCGCGGCTGCGGCACTGATCGAATATCAGGATGTTGCTAAATGTGTACCACTGTTACTGTGTGTTTTTCACACAGAGAAAGGATGGGGTATATGTCAGAGAAATTCAGAGTCAAACTCTCCTGCCCTGATTGCGGCAGTGAGCAATTCATATTTAGCGCCGAACCGCACACCATAGACAATGTCGAGTCCTGTGCATCCTGCGGAAGGGCTATCAGCAAAAACGATGTCTTTCGCTACAGCAAAGAGTTCCTGGTTGATACGCTCAGAGACAGGTTGAAGGGAACCAAATTTAAGCTCAAGTAAGGAGATTAGGCTATCAAGTTGCGATTGAGCCTCGCTGGTGTCGACCGATATGGATGCCAGCAATTTTTTATCTTCCATTTGTCTACTCCATTAAAAAACCCGCCGGAGCGGGTTGGTTTAGTAGTCGCCTAATGCTTGCCGGCGGAGGCCGTAGGTGGACTCCATCTGGCTTGACATTGGGCCACCGGTTTCCATGTCGGTAATGAACGTTTCGATCAGCAGTTCGCTTCCATTCTGGCTGCTGCGCGTGTCAACGCTTACCCCGCTGGCATAGTTGTAGACGTTGTTCACGACCTGCAGCGAGCCGCTGCCGCTGCCCTGCAAATCCTTGTTGCTGATAACAGAACCATTATCACCGGGGATCATATACTGGCTGCCATTACTGGCCTTGTAGATTTCAGGCATGCCGCCTTCGCCTACCTGGTACATTGATCCAGCGGATACCGGCCCGCCGTTTTTCCTGCCGCCAGCGAGCGTCTTAGACAACGCGAACGCCCCAACCAGTGCAGCCCCACCAATGATAGCAGCAGCACCAAACGAGCCCACAGACGCAACCAGAGCAGCAGGAAGCCACGCCGCCATTGTCGTGCCAGCAGAGGCTGTGCTCGCCGCAGTGGTAGTGGCAAGGCCACCTACCTGCGCCGCGGTCGTGGTAGCTATCGCCGCATTCTGAGCTGTTGCACCCATGATGGCGGATTTGGCTTGTTGGATACCCATCTGAACGAACGTGTTGATGACGTCGTTCAGGATGGTATTGCCGATTGACTGTAGTGCGTCAGAAGCAGACATGCTGCCAGTAATCACACCCGTTAATGCGTTTGATGCCTGGTTGCCAAAAGCATCAACTGCAGCGCCGAGTGCCTCATAACCCACGCTTTGCTGCGTAAACAACGCCCACTGGGCCGCAACTCTTTGCTGCTCATACTGCGTGTCGGCTGCGTTTTTGAGGGCCAGCGCGTTCTGATGAGCCAAAACTCCTTGCTGCTCAAACTGCTGGATGAGGGCCAGTTCCTGAGCGTGCTGATTAGCCAATTGCTGAACCGGGTCAACCTCGGCGGCGGCCTGCTGCGTTGGGTTAACAACCTGCCCGGCTCGAATTTTCGCCAGATTAACCTGGTGCTGTTGCTCCATCTGCTCAGTGGCTGCGTTGTACTCCTGAAGGTCAATCTTCCCGGCATTCAGCGCGGCTTTCAGGTTCTGCATGGAGTCAGCGTAGGATTTATTCTCCGCCTGCTCCGGCATGGCTTTAAGTGCTTCCGTTACGCCTCGAGCTGCGGCGGCGGCATCCCATGCTTTAGCGGCGTATTGTCCTGCCTCCTGGATCTGCGCCTGGGTGGCAGCGCTACCGAGTGACTGCTGCGCACGCAATATCGCGCTGTCTCGGCTTAACTCTTGCGTTGAACTGGCTGCAAGCTCTGATTGCTGGCGCAGATTGGCGAGTTTCTGGGCCACTGATTCAGCAGATGAAGCCGATCGCTTATCCTGCTGCTCCCCCTTCCTCTGAGCCTCCTGACGGGCTTCTTCTGCTTTCTGAAGGTCATAGTTTTCACCAGCAAGCCTGCCTTGCTCTTCGATCTGGTTCTTGTTTTTAGTGACCTTAGCCTGCTCCATTTCGGCTTTTCTCACCGCCCTGGTTCGCTCATCCCGAATTTTAAGCAATTCATTTTGCTCTTTAAGGTTAAGGATGTTTTTATCACCTTCTGCTGTAGGAGGTGATATTTGCAACGCTTTGGGGTTGAAGTTTTGACCCGCCTGATTGGCGCGATTTATTTCGTCGGCGGTCAATCCGAACGCTTTAGCAACTGCTCCTTGCACTTGCTCAAGAGACCAACCTTTCTGGATAAGCTGCTCATGCACACCCATCGCCGTAAGCATGTTGTTGTTCAACGTCCTGCTTGCCTCGGAAGCGGTATCAGAAGTTTTCGCCAACTTATCTCTGGAGTTGGAAAGATCCCGAGTTTTTTGATTCAGCTCATCAAATACCTCTTTTTGCTCAGCCGCATAGTTGGTACCCATCCCCATCCGCTTTGCTGCTGCCTCGGCCTCTGGCGTGAAGTTGCTGTACCTCTCCGTTAGGGTTTTAACCGATTCTTCAAGCTTGGTTACTTCTTCTTCCTGCGCGCGAATGGACTTATTAGCATCAGCGATTGTTCCCCTCAACTGGGAGTTATTCATCGCCACCATTGATTTATTAACCTGATCCAGAGAATCAGCGAATTTCAAGGCTTCTTCTTTGGCCTGTTGCGCTTTCTGCCAAAAATAGAAAATGGCCGCAGCGGCTAACATCGCCGCGCCAGCTGGCCCACCAATTAATGACAATGCTTTTCCAGCCAGACCAACACCTACTGACGCGGCCCTTGCCGCAGTGGCAGCAGTAGTCGATGCCGCTGCTTGGGCCAATTCAGCTTCGGCGAACGTTGCTGATGCCATAGTTGCTCTGGTTTTTGCAGCTATAAGAGCGTCAAGAGCCAGCATTTCAGCCGCACTCCCTTTAGCCACATTATATTCAGCCTGAGCTAGTGCCAGAGATGATAGCGCCGCCTCTTTGTCAGCTAGCGCCTTTCGCTGCACTGAGTTCGCGGCGATTAGCGCTGCCTGGGATTGCTGCTTTTCAGCAAGTAACTGCTGTCTGGATGCTGCTATATCAGAAATTTTTGCTGAGGTTGCCATTGCAAGTGCTCCGGCATACCGGCTTCCCATTATGCCAGCAACTACCAATAGAACACTGCTGAGCGTCTCAAGGTTTTCGCTTATTGTAATAACCGAGTCTCGAAACCCTGCAGCAAATGATTTAACCGTCGAGTTTTCGCCAAAGAACTTAGTTACGTTATTACCAGCAACCTGCAATCCCTTGGCGATTGAGACGGTGGTGTTGGCAAATTCTTTGCCGATTGCATCCCCTTGTGATAGAAGCCCTTTAACCACAACGTCTGTTGTCAGTTGCCCTTGAGCGGCCATAGCCCTTAACTGACCGATAGAAACGCCCATCGAATCAGCCAAAGCGACCATGAGGCGGCTGCCTTGCTCTGACACTGAGTTATACTCTTCGCCGCGCAGAACGCCGGAAGCGATACCCTGTGATAGCTGAATGATCGCGTTTTCTGCTTCCTGAGCAGTTGCACCTGAAACCGCAAACCCTTGGTTAATAATGGTGGTAAGGCGTGTTAAATCTTCTGCGCTGGTATTGTATGTTCTGGTTCCGCGCTCAAGTCTGGCGTAAAGCGTCGCCGTACCGTTCAGAGATGACTGGGTTGCCTGAGAAACATCAAAGATCCGCTGCATGACTTCAGCCTGACTCTCTCCCGTGCGCACCGAGTTAGCAACTTTGTTATTCAGCTCAGTCCAGGCGTCGGAGTAACTTGCAACCTGCTGCACAGACAGCGCAGCCAGTAATCCCTTGGCAACACCAGAGAGGCTGGACATTGTCCGCTCCATAGAGCCAATGGAACGTTCAGTGCGGTTAACACTGGCCTCCAGACGCCCCATGCTCCCATTAAGACCGTTCAGCGCCGCATCAACTTCCCGGCGAGCTGCCAGTAAGCGCGAAGTATCCATGTCCACTTCATAGATAACGCTACCAGCATCAAACGTTCCAGCCATTTACTTTTCTCCGGGCAATAAAAAACCCCGCCGAAGCGAGGTTTGTGTTGTTTACGAAAATTTCGTAGTTAGTTAACCAATCACATATTCAGCCTTTCCGCCACGGAACGAGATGGTTTTATTTCCAGCCCGGCGGCAAGCGTCAGCGATAGCCTTCATGCCGTACTCGACATTACCCAGATGTTTTCGCATCGCTACAATTTCGGCCTTCGGCGCTGATACATCAAAGCCAGCCTCCTCCAGAACGTTAATCAGGCGAATGGACGCAGATGTGGAGTTGTCACCACAAAGCATCTCCATCGTCACGTCAAAGGACGGGGCTGTTAGAGACTTCCCAAATGACAGGTTGCCACTGCGAACCAACGGGTTGTTATCGATCCACCACTGAAGCGGAATGTTTACGTCAAACTTAGGTGCTGGTAGCGCTTCCTGCTTGCCAAGGAATTCACCCTCAAGAGGCACACGCGCAGCGATAGAAAGCGCCTCGGTAAACTGGTCGTCGTTGATTTCTTTGTAGCTGCAACCAAAGTGAGATTTCAGTGAAGACCACATGGTGATCATCGCTTTGGCCTGATTCTCTTTCGGCAGCGCCTTGCCGCGAGTCATTACCAGTTGCTTAATGGCTTCCTGCTGCTCAGGGGTGATTTTGCCGGGTAGTGACTTTTTAGCCTTGCGCGGGTTCTTAACCTCGCCTTTCGTCCAGTACTCGTAAAGAACATCGTCGCACTCTTCCTGATAACGAATCACGCTATCGCGAATTTCAGGGCGGACTTTGTTGGGGCTGATGGTTTGCAGCCAGCCGTTCAATTTGCGAAGAGCAAGGCAAAGCATTGTTTGCTCACCACCTTTTGTAGGGATCATGATTTCCCTGACCCCTTTGGCAAAACGTGATTTCAGCTTATCGGCCTGCCCCTGGTATGTTAACCCCATGCCATCGATGATAGGACGCATCGGGGTGTATGCCTCATTATCAACACTGACAACATACAGATCAGAACCGTAGAAAGGCACGTTGATAGTGGAAACAGCAGTTGCTATACTCATATTCGTTAGTTCCTTGGTAGATACTGACAAATTAGAAGCCTCGATGGTTGCAGCCATTGGGGCTTCGTCGTTTTTATGGTTGGGCATTTTTCACCCCAATTAGGCCGTAAGCCTTTCTCAGCTGATAAATCAATTCGGTATTGAACTGCCTGCACTGCTCTTCACCACTGCGCTCAATTGCTTTGCGCACATCCTCCGGAAATCGAACTTTACGCTGATACATGTCTCTTGCTTTTTCCATGACTACCTCCACTAAATGCCCCACCGTGAGACACAGGACAAGTGTCACACCGTGCGTCATTGATGTCAACCCCACCGTGGGGCATAATTTACTTATTGTGATTTTTGAAGGCGATGGGCACCATCATGAGTAGAGAAGATCCGCAGCTGAGAATCAGGCTACCAAATGAACTTAAAGATAAAATTGAAGCCTCTGCGAAAGCTAATAACCGTTCAATGAATGCTGAGATAATCTTCAGGATAAACCTGAGTTATCTGCTTGATGAAGACAAAAGCATGTTCACTACCGTCGCCGAGCCCAACAGCTATGTTGAGCATGCGGAAAGGGTTCTTAAATCTCGAGTCGAAGAATCCTTGCCATCCTTCCTTGAACTTATGGCGAAAAAAATCATGACGGATGAATTCAGGGACGAACTCAAGAGAAAAGCAAGAGAGCAAGCCGAAAAAGAATGGGATGAGACGCACAAAAAACCCACCTGATGGTGGGCATTAACAAATATCTCGAGAGGTCTGGCTTCAATTACCTTGAAAACAGAAACCCCGCAAACACTAATACTACAGCGGCGGCAATTATCCATGAGATCGCCGTCGTCATTGTCGCCGAATCTTTGGCTTCATCCTCAATTAATTTAATTTTCTCTTCAAATTGAGATTGCTTTTTATCAGCGTCCAGCATGGTAAGGGCCAGCGTCTCTTCTAAAAGTACAGAATTGAAAAGCTCCACCATGGCTTTATGCTCAGATAACCCGATTTTGGTTAATAGCTCCACCACGGCATCTTGTACATCCAATTCAGCAGCATGTTTATTGCCGCCAGAGTCTTCTATATCTTTGACGTACTTGTATTTTTTTAATGCTATCTCTCGAGCTTTAAGCCTGTTAACCTTCACTACATTTTCCATGCTCTCACTATTAACGAACAGTTCGCTAACGTCGTAGTCCAAAGAAAAAGTCATATCCCTATCCCCATTGGTTTGTTTTGGACAGATTAGCAGGGATGCGGGAGAGGAAAAAGCCCACCTGAGTGGGCTATTTGCCTTTCTGTTCTGCTCGTTTTCGTCGGCGTTCTTCGCGCTGCTCTTCGCGTTGCATATCGTCGAACACCTTCATGATCGCTTTCATCATCATGAAATTGACGAAGTGGTGATTAACGCAGCCGTGAATGCGTAGCTGCTCGGTGAATTCCTCCGCAGACCGCAGCGCCTCCATCATGTTCTTCTCGCCTTTCATGAACTCCGAGAAGTCGCGCCCCGCTCTGGAGGCGCACTCAACGATTCGGTTATTCATGGTCAAGCCGCCGCATACAGCAGCTTCATCTGCCCCTTAACGGGAAATGCAGCCATGCAGCGGGCTTCGAAGTCCTTCTGGTCAATGCTGCAATTCGCGATATTGGTAACGGCGATCAATTGCTGCTCGACCTTATCCAGCGCATCAGGCTTGAGGTGCTGGTGAATCTTCTCTCTGCTGTCGCCCGCTGCTTGTTTTGCTGCCTGATAGACATAATCGGGAAGTGCGACACCGTACACCCATCGAGCGGTGATCTGACCGAACAGCGCCGGGCAACCACCGACATGACCAAAGTAAGGAAGGCCGGACATTTTCGACAGCGCCTGGTAGAACGGGTCTTTAAATCGTTTTTCCCAAGAGGTGGGTTGCTGACAGACCATCAGGCCGACAATTTGATCTTCAGTGAGCTGGAAGTTTTTACTCAGTAGCAGATTTTTAATGTGTCGGTCACAGGCTCGGGCGAATTTTACTGACAACCAGCGGGCGAACTCCACCGCCAACTCCGGATGAAGCCAGGTCCCGCCGTTTCGCCCTTTCTCCACTCTGACTAAAAGGGGAGAAAAATCCTCTTTTACGCCGGAGCCAGCAATTCCAAGCTCCTCAGCCAATTCGGCGATATAAATTTTTGTCGCCTCAGTCTTTAGCCAGTCCTTCGGAAGCTTGCCGTGATGCTTTGCAGCAACTGTGGCGTTGAACCAGCAATCTGCCGTAAAAGGGAATGAACGGTCATCGTAATTCATAGGGATGATATTAGACATATCGGTATTACCTTTTAGTGATGAACCTTGTCACACAGGAATCCGGCCCACAGAAAGGCACCGATAGCCAAACCGGTATCCTCAAGGGTCATCCTGAAAGGTTCTGTGTGTTGATATGCGCGTGTGAAGCGCGGGGAGTTGCGGGCATAAAAAAGCCCCGGACTATGCCGGGGCTGGTTTATTTGTTGGCTTTAGCCTGTCTGCGCTTACGGCGCGCAAAGTAGTCATCAGCTGCATGATCGTATTCTTCCCTGGTATACCCTTTCTGATCCGGGTATTTGGCGATGAGCATTAGGCTGAATTCGGTCATCGTCAGATTTTCAGCTTCCTCTCTGCTGATCCCGAAGTGGTTGCGTGCAGCGATAACGTAATCGGCAGCTCTGAACTCACTGGTTTTTTCATTTGTCTCATGGCGCTGAAGTTTGCGTACTTTGGCCTTTCCGATAATGCCGTGCATCATCAGACTTTGTGCAAGGATGACCATATCCTGCGGATTCATGACGCCCTTATGCCACACAAACGCCCTTCTTTTGGTTTTGCCGGGCTTCATCCAGCCAACCAGATCACCTATGTCATCATTGCAGCAAGCGGTGAGGACCGTGTGGGCGGCCAGTAGAGATTTCTTATCAAGATGTAAAGCAGAAAGGTGTTTAGCCAGCCATTCAGGCACTCTGCCGTACGCTTCGACAACCCTCTGAATGAGAGGTGTTATTTCATCGTTGCAAAGGTCATAGAACGTCTGAACTATTTCTGCTGGCTCGCCGATGCGCGACATAGCCATGAATGATGGCCGGAAAAAATAATCCCGGTCCCCGACGGTTACCAGGCATTCTCCCAGCTCTTTTAGCGGAACCATTTGCTGCCTCCTGTAAACAAAATCAAGGGCAGGATCCTGCCCTTTGTTTTGCTTACGCCGTGACAGTAACCACGTGGGTAGCCACGAATTCACCATCAACCGTCTTCACAGTAATTGTTGCTGTTCCCGCCGTTGCACCTGACGGCGCTGACACGGTTACCGTATTACCAGTGATGGCGACGGTTGCACGTGTCGGCACGGATGAGCTGGCTGTGAACAGTTTGTTATCAGCATCTTCCGGTGCAATAATCACTGCGAATGTAGTACTGGAGCCAGCAGCAATAGAACTGGTCGTCGGCGCAACACTTACACCGGTAACCAGAATGTCACCATCAGCTTCGGTGATCTGGAAAGTCTGACCGTCAGCCAGTTTGAACTCAAAGCTGTAGGTCACGATTTCTTTCACACCACCGCCGTCACTGGCTCCTGATGGGACCATATAGCCGATGTGGTAATAATCGCCCCAGTGGAAACGCATCCATACACCTGGCTGGCGGCGGGCACGAACCTCATCGACGATGTATTTCACGAACTGCTGAATGCCAAACTCATCAGTGCGGTCTTTAACGCGAACCTCCCCTTCGATGGAGTAGGTCGGGTCCAGACTGGCAATCAGGTTTGAACTGAATCCGCCGTTATCAGCATCAGAGGTCAGGGCCTCCGGGCTAAGGTCCCACGTTGCCGATGTTGGCAACCCCATCAGTTTCCAGTCGCCTTCCGCCGGAAACTGGTCGGCACAGCCGTAAGCCAGTTCCAGCGTCTTAGCGCGACCAATTAGTTGTCCGTTGTCGGAGCAGCCTTGCATCGTTGCTTACCTCGCTTCAGATAATAAAAAAGGCCGATCCAGGCGACCTTATGTGGTTTTATTCGGTGTTATCCGCCAAAGAGGCAGGCGAACTGCAGGCGCCACACCATACGCCCCTCGGCTGTGATAACAGGCGAAGGAATTCCGCCCATGTTGGATATCTGCCCAAGGCAGGTGTGCGTCATCGGGTTTTGCTGCACGTAATCGATGATGGCCTGAGCGTCGTTCTCTGACTGCGCATAGTCAGCAGATGCCTTTCCCTTGCTTATCACGTCCACCATGACGTAGTAATCAGCGGCCATATCACGATCTACTGGCGTGCCACCATTTGGTCGGAACACAATAAAGCGGTCAGATGCCTTGCCGGTATCATTCCATGACAGTGACTGAACGATGTATCCGGCAGTCAATCCTGACTCAACAAAGACATTTCGAACCCGCCTGTGCATAGGAGGTGTCATAGCTCCATCTCCCTGCGTATAACTGCGTCAACTCTGTCTCTGGCGTTTTCAGCACCTTTCTCAAGGAATTTTGGCTCGCCTGATGTATCCCATATATTTCCACGGGAGCCGGGCGCTTCGCCTTTTCTTACAGGACGCGGGGTGTTTTTTCCAAGATGAATACCTTTGGCCTCATGCACGTACGCCGCATAATTTGCAGAATAACCAATTCTCCCGGTTAGTCTGGTGCCCTTGATAACAACCTCTCTAAACTGAGAGTTAACCAGAGTGCTGGTATCGATAGGAACCAGCACCGCTGACTCCAGCCCAATCTCAAACAGAGCAGAGTAGAGCGCCCGCATGGTTTTTCGCTTTTCGATATTATCAATCAGCCGGTTGATATTATTGCTGACCTTGGAGACTCCCCGAACTTTAACGCCCATAATCAGACTCCCGTAATCAGTGCGAAATCGTCCGCCAGTCGCTCGAACGTATCTGCGAACTGGACGATCTGCCGAATCTCATCGGCCTCATCCGGCGGTGCTGCATCGGTCGACGCGCCAATCAGGATGTAATCTCCTTCCCGCGCCGTTGCGTACTCGGTCCATATCGTGTTTTTAACCACGATCTCCCGGCCGAGGTCACCGATTTTTGCAGAGAGGCCACCCTGGTAGTCGCAGAGGATAGCGATCGGCGCTTCCCACCCGTACGGCTGACCTCCGCCGTCGGTATCACTACCGTCAGCATCGCGTATGCGCCGCCAGATTGTCGCTGTCGCGGTATACGACCATGAAGCAACCGAAGACATCAGTCATCCCTCCATCGCAGCACAACAGCGCCTGTGGCGCGTATGCGGTCGCAGTTGATGTGCCACTCACCATTGCTTTTCACGTACGCCGTCGTTTGTTGGCCTGTATCGGTGATCACCCACACCCGGGTAAACGTCCGCGGCAGTCGTTGCTGAACTGAAACCCACGCCATTAGCAGCCCCCGACCACCATAAACAGGCCCACAGTGTTGCCAGCGCTGATCGGAAGTTCACTGGTGCAGCCGCTGGTATCCAGTTTCGCCAGCGAGTCACGCAGCCAGGTAATGCCGTCGTCTCCGTAATCGAACGAGCGCGACGCTCCTGATGGCGCCCCCTGCGATTTTATTCGCCGGGCACCGGATGACGTCGCCATGAGCGCAGCGGCATACATCAGAATGAGCTTTGCCGTGCATTCGTCGTATCCAGCACCATCGAGGCACGGGATAATCTTGTTCACCACGCAGAGAATCGGATCGAGCAGAGCGGCCGGGATGGAGTAACCCAATTCACCGAGGAACGCCTGCACGTCTGCCGCTGTGATTGGGTCAGCCATGGTTATTTCGCCTTCTTCGATTTGCTGGCAGATTCTTCCTGCTGCTCTGCCTGCTCTGCCTGCTCTGCCTGCTCTGCAGCATCATTGCCCGGTGTAGCCACTTCCAGCGCCTGGTCGTCATCACTAATGATTTCAACCAGACCGGCGGCCACCCAGCGCTTAGCGACATCGCCGCTTACCGAGACCTGCGCGCCAACCTCCAGCTTCTGGAGATTGGCACCGGAAATCAGGTTATCGCGAACCACTTTTACCAGTGCCATAAATACCCCTTAGCTATGCGCGTAAATAACGGATTTGCGATTGTTGATGTCGGTCTTAACCATCAAGCCCATCGCACCCCAGGTGCGCCAGACGTAGTCACTGTTATAGAACTGGCGAGGGTCAGCAACGGTGCCGACCGCCTGGCCGACAATCGGAGCGATAACGCCGGCGGTAAGCGGAACAATGAGGATCTGGTTACCAGATAACTGCGCATCTTCTTTGATGGCTGCAATGCCAGAAAGCTTCAGCAGCTCCTGCAGGATGGTGTCGGACTGGTAGTTGTCGCTGAAGTAGCGTTCCAGATTTGAGGTGATCTCGCCTGAAACATACCAGGTCTGCTGTGCATACTGCAGGTTGGTCAGCTTCATCACGTCGCGCAGAGCAATGGCTGCATTGCGGATTTGCTCAGCCGTTGCGCTTGAGCTGGTGAAGTCGATATTCAGGCCGGAAGCACTGAGATCGACAATCTGCACCCGCTCATCGGCTTTTACCCCCTTCCAGGTCTTGCCATCAAAAGCGATATAGTTGCCAGCAGAGTCACGGAAACCGTTGAAGACGTAATCCACGTACTGACGACGAACATCATCAACAGAGCCGCGCTGAGCGTCGGCCAGAGAAGCCAGAGCGGAGCCTTTGTTGAAAATAGGGTCACGCCACTGGAATTTGAAGCCAGAGTCGTGGATCGGAACCATCGTACCGTCGAAGGTGTACGCGCGCGCATCAAGCGCCGCACCAATCTGGCCGGACATGGAGGTATGCGCCCAGCCGCGGCCACCGGTGCGAGCATACTCGTACACGGACTCTTCAAGACGGACAGAGCGGGACAACGGGATCAGGTCGTTAAGCAGAGTGAATTCAGTAGTTGGTTCGAATTCAGCCAGCACAGTCTGATCATAAGCGCGATACAGGCGGCGGATATCGTCGACAGCGTTCGTCGCGTCCAGCGCCGGAGTGTTTGCCGCATCACCACGCCAGCGGGTGCGGGATACAAAATCAGCAACGGCCTGAGCACTCATATTGCGCGCCAGTTGCAGCTCATTGAACTGCGCCTGGTTCGCTTCGAGGTTGCCCGTCTCAGTCGCGCGTCGGGTGGAAAATACAAACATTCAGTCTCTCCTTACTTGAACACGACGCGAACCAGATCGCCTGCTGTGGCGGTCAGGGACTTGTCTTCTTCGACATAGGCAAAGATGGTTTCACCCTCTGCCAGTGCTTTAATTTGGCCATTGGCCACAGAAACCGGCTGACCCTTGGTGTAGGTTCCAGCGGCAGCGCGAACGTTGAGGAAAACGCCCGGCGTTGGCTGGATGTTTACCACCCAGTCACCGATCGCATAGGCATCGTCAACCGTTTTGCAGCGCAAATAGTCGTAGTTAGCAACGTAAAGAATCGCGTCTTCAGCGCCATCAACAGACGGTGTAGGCTTGGCTGCACTGAAAAAGATTACGGTACCCGGCAGAAACGCTGCGGCCGCAGAACCTTCACGATTAAGTTGCGGGTTGGGGAAAATCCCGCCCGCGTGAATTACGTGTTTCCCGTCTTTAGCCATTTTTTACTCCGGCATTTCGCTGAAAGAATCGTTGTTGTTGACCGGACGGAATGCACCATTCAGGCCGGTAGAGGTCTGGCACTGAGCAAACAGGCCATCAAGGGCGGCGCCGTCAAGCGCATTCACCGCCAGGTCATCCAGCCCGAATTTCGCTTTTACGGCAGCGCGTTTTTCGCCTTTCTCTTTGTCAGCGTTCACGGCAAGGCCTGACTTAACGGCTGCCAAATCATCAGCAAATGGCTTAAACCATGCCGGCGCTTCTTCGCTGTTGCTGGCCTGCTCTTTTTTCTTAGGCTTGCCGGTGGCGGGATCGATTTCGTCGCCGCCATCTTTCTTGGCTGCCGCCTTCTCTGCCGCTAGCTGGTTGTAAGCGTCCATCAGTTCGGCATCGGACTTGCCTTCAGTCGGCTTACCCGCGGCTTGCAGCGCATTGATAATCAGTTCTTTCATCGGATCGTTCTCTCCGTTGGTTTTAATCTCGTACTCAATGGGTTTGCGCACGACTTCTACAGGTTCGCCGACGAACACGGCTTTGCCGTCATCATCGATGAGGTACTTCTGCTTTAGGTATCTGGTGTCATCGCGGTAGATGAAACTGTCTGGCCACACCGTTTCTGGCCATAGCCACTTATCTTCTGTGTCACCCTCACGCAGCTTGTCGCTGATGGCGCGTGAAATGTCGTCAAAAGAGAAGTTGGAGGCGTTGGTGAAGAAGAATTTGGTCTTGTTGAGCAGACCTTCGCGGGTGCAGTCGATACCATCAGCAAGGCGAGCAACTTCGATCTGCTGTTCATGACCTTCTGAGTTGACGAAGATACCCACGCCTTCTTCTGGAGTGCCAGCGCCAGGCTCATCGAGCAGCACCGCCACATGGTCAAACATCATGTTGGTGGCGATCTCGTTGTACTTCTTGCCCTTTGACTCGCCATTAGCGGCAATGCCGGAATACAGGAGTCCGGTAGAGATATGGATGGGTTCTGAGTTGGTACCGGCGATCATCTCATCAAGGCGGTTTATCAGGCGCTTGCCCTTCTCGCTTGACTCGGCGTACTGGCGGTTAACGTACATATCACCCGTCACCTTCCCACCTTCGTGGCTGACGTTCTGCAGCCATGCGCCTACGTGATATTCATTCACCGCCCGAACATCGCGAGCAGACACATGCTTGCCATCCACTTTCGGGTGGCCCAGCGGCATCGGGTTACGCTCGAGCGTGTTGTAGGCCTTTTCGATTTCTGCTGCCGGGTACAACTTCCGGTTCATCACGATATCGTCCACGACAGGCGTGATGCCGCGAACCACGATATGTGGCTTGCCGTCGATGGTTTCAGTGGTGATGTTTGAAGCGGAGTTGACGACGGTCAGCACGTTAACGCGGTTGCGTTTCATGCTGGGTCCTCGTTATTGGATAGTTTTGTGTAACGCTCTGACGATAGCTTTTACTTGGCGCACGTTGCCGCGACCTTGTGACTTAATGACTTTGCGATCACCTACCTGCTTCATCATCGCTTCGACGCCGCCGATCTTAACGTGCGCGCATGAGATATCGCCATGTCGCTTCGATTCGAAATATACGCCGCTCATATGGGCATCCTTGTTGGATTTCAGGCAATAAAAAAGGCCGCCGAAGCGACCTTGTAGTTATTCATCAGAGCCCCAATTCTCGGAGCTTATTCAGATTGTGCTCTATCTTGCGCTTGCCGTATTCGCCATGGAGCTTTTCGCATTCGGCGTTATAGGCCCGGACGGCATCACCAATACCATGGAAATAGCCAAGATGCCTCTTCACCTTCCCAGTTCGTATTTGGGCCACCCACTCTCCGCGGTTCTTAAACCAATGCACCCCAAAAAAGCCAGATGAGCAGTTCACTCTGACCTTTACGTTTGCACAATTTTCGTTTCGATTTGCAAGTCGCAAATTAGATAGCCGGTTATCGTTTCTGATGCCATTGATATGGTCAATATCCATATCGTCAGGCCATTCATTATGCGCAATCAGCCAGGCTATGCGGTGTGCTTTATAGCCGTTGCCGTCAATTTTTAGTGCGCAATATCCATCCTTTCGGATGCTGCCAGCTACCAGGCCGGAATACCTTGAGTTCCAAGCGTTACACGCCCTAAGTGACTTAAAGTGTTCCAGAGGCCGATTCAGCCAAGTGAAGAGTCCTGTTTCCGGGTTGTAATTGACGCACTCTTTCAGGTAAGCCGCAGCAAGCGCCTTATTTTCTTGACTCATAACTAATCGCTCCATTAGTTCGCTCATGATGGAGCTGGAAGGCCCTGAGCGCAGAGCTTTTCGGGTGGCCGCCCTATCCAGCAAATCTATTTTATCAAATTAATCCTCGGTGGACTTCCAGTTTTCTCTTTCTTTGGTGAGCTTTTCAGTCAGTCCATCGTTATAAAGTTTCCCCTGATCATCCAATAGGCATGGGACATTGGCGCAGTAGCAATTGAAAGCATTGCCATTCTTTGAATAGAACTCGGCAACCTCTTCTGTCGAATAAGTCTTCCCGTGCCTCGCAGCATGGGTGGCCCTTGTCGTCGATTTCAGCGCAGAAATCCATAGGATGGCAGTATTCAGACCAAGCCGCTCTTTCGCCCAATCTGTTTCATTTCGCTGCGCGCGCCTTAATGCCCCCACCTGTTCAGTTTGGGCTATCGTTTTAGCTCTGGACATGCTCACATCCAGCCTTTTGCTAATGACCGACGCTGTTTCTCTTGGGTTTACACCTCTTGATACAGCATCACTAATAACACCAGCTAAATCCCTCCTGGCATCATCGCTAATACCTCGCCAATCACTGTAGGTTGTTACCCGTGATGCAGCTATTTGGTTGAGGTAAGCGGGGCTACTTAGTAGTTGATGGATGCTGGTTTGCGCTGCGTATACTGGTGATTGCTGGGAAAGGTTTGTGTATGCACCGAACGTCCCCCTTTCGTATTCAGCGACGACGTAATCCATCGCCCACAGGTTTTGTTCGCCGCCTTCCAGCAGGTAATCGTCGAGAATGGCCTGTACCGCTTCAAGCAGGTCGGCCAAATCCTGCGCCGACATGTCGTAGATAAACTTGCCGGCATTGACCTGGTAGAGGCGCACATCCTCGCCGTGGTCGTGGCACAGGAAGTGCCAGCTGTGGCTGTTAACCTCTCGCTCTCTCCCGGTCAGACGCTGGTCGAAGAGCGTTTTCAGAGCGCGCTTGATGCCGAGATACCTGTCCTCGATATCCCGGAACATCTCGCTGACCTGCTTCGCTGATCGAGTCGGGTCAACCTTGCTGCGCGGAACTATCGGCAGCCCCACCTTTGCCGTCTGCTCCGGTGTCATCGGCCAGTGGATCATCGGTTGTCACCTTGTCATTCGGGTTAGGTGGTTGCTTTGGTTCAGGCAGAGGGTCCAGGCCTACAATCTCTCGTAGTTCGTTGGCTGTGAATGGCGGCTCGCCACCATAGAAGCCCGACGTTTTCTGGACGATATCAGCCAGTTTCGAAGCGTTCTCGATTTTCTCTTTCTCGCCCGGGGCCAGCAGGTCAGTCCATGAAATGGTGACCTCTCCATTTGTCGGCGGATCGATAATGCCCAGGGTCCAGAAGCGTTCCAGCAAGGCTGTGATTCGGTCGGTCAGGAAGCCGTTGCGGCGGGTATTGCGACGAATGGCCCAGTCGGTTTTATCCTCATCACTCGCCAGGCGCCCGGTCTGCTGTCCAAACAGGATGGTGAACGGGATTTGAACTGATGCCGCCAGTTCGTTGGCGGTGACCTCCCACGTTGGCCCCGGGTCGCCTGGTGTCACGCTTAGGACGTGCATCTGCCCGGCCTGCATAACCGCCGCCGCATCGGTGCCGCGGTTAAGCTTGTTGACCTTGTCGCCCATCGCTTCGCCGAGGTCGGCATAACCAGCCTTCTTCGCCAGATCGGACAGCGTGGCCATGTCAGTTTCTTTGCTGAACTCGACCGCAATCTGCCGGCTGGCATTCTTCAGGAAGCCCTCAGCACCACCGCCGGAAATCTTCTCAAGGTCGAGTCCTTTATTGTATCCGGCCTCAAGCAGGGGGATACCCGACAGAACGTTGTCATCCTCTGAACCTTCGCAGAACAGGATCACCCTGCTGGGATGCACAGGCTCACCGCGCGTCGGTCCGACGAAAGCCTCGTCTCCAACCGGCTGCTCGTTGAAGTTGAACATCTTCGGCTGGCCGAACGTCTCGGACTGGCGATTGTTATCCCATTCTGCGACAGTTAACTGCGGCTCCCATACCGGGATAAGTTTTACCAGCGCTGACTCGCCCAGGGATTTCACCAGCCTGGTATCTACTGGATCGCTCCATGGCTTGTTATCTTTCACCTGCAGCAACAGCGCGGAGTAGCGGCCCACCATATTGCGGCGATCGGCATCCTTCACCTTCGACCACCATTTCTTCATGAACCTGGTGACGTTCTTTTCCCACTGGTTGGTTTTCTTCGCCTCCTGGGACTCATCACCGTCAACGATTACCGGATAGTCCTGCCAGCATCCATCCAGAAGGCGATGCACCACTGCGAAGCCTGCGGCGTTGCGCCGGTACATGTTGTAGAAGTCATGGAAGGTAATGGCGCGCGGATAACCGAACTCCTGATAGAGCGTCGGGCGCTTGGTATTACCCCCACCGATCCCGATGGCATTCAGGTAATTCGCTCGCCGCATTTCAGTGGCGAGATTGTTCACAGCCAGTTGAAGGCCGTTATCTTGTTCGCTCACTGGCGATGCTCCTTAGAAGAATACTGCGCCGACTTGCGCTTTGTGCTTGATATACCCGTCCAGACCGTACCGGACACCGTCCCAGCAGTGGTTGTTCTTGTCCTCTATGACCGGCAAGACCTCGCCAGTGATCCGGTCAGTTTTGTACGAGTAGAGACGAGCTTCTTTAGCCGTCTCCTTGCAGCGTGGGTGAATGATGATTTTCTTAAAGCCACGCAGGCAAGTTATCCCATCCTCTACGCTGCCCTGCCATTTCTGAGCTGCTGAGATATTGAAACCCTGGCCCTTGATATGGCTGATAGTTTCAGGTCTGGAGTTGTCGGCTTTGATAGGCCATTTGCGAGCCTCTGGTATGCCGGGGAATTTCGCCTCGTCAGTAACTCTCCAGTCTTCTAGCTGTTTCGGCGTGGCATCGGTTTTTCCAGCGTAAAACTTCCACATGTCATCGAGCTCTACACCATTACCGTAGGCCTCGTATTCGATGTAGAGGTTGTTATCCAGGATGAACATCCGAATAAGCGTGCTTGGGTCTTTTGCGAAACCGAAGTCGGCGCCGAACAGCAGGCGCTCTGATTTCTTCCAGAGGTCGTCTTCAAAGCTCTGCACGACGTATTTATTCGCCAGCACCTGCTTGTCTGAGTTCTCCAGATAGGCGCCTTCCCAAATCCACGCATAATCGGCGTAGTCGAGGTTTTCCAGATCTTCGAGGCGCTCTTCTTCGAGTACATCCGGGAACCACGGATTGTCGCTGTAGTTCATCTCGACAATCATCGAGCTTTTCGGCGGGTTCTTTCTGAAGAGTTTGTCAGTGGCGCTGCCGTCTTTCTCCGGGTTCCATGTCACCCAGATTTCAGAGCCATTTTCACGCACCGTCGGGCGAAGCTTCTTCCAGGCCGTCGCCGATACCGACTCAGCCTCATCTACCCACGCAACCAGAATGCGCGCCTTTGACTTAATACTGTCGAGGTTGTGGCGCAAGCCGCAGAAGACGTAGCTGACGTTGCGGTTTTTAGTGCGGATGTACTTTTCGCCAATATCGAAGTAGTCATCCAGCCAGGGAACAGACCGGATCGCCTGTTTCACTTCCTCCATCGATGACTCTTCGAGGGAGTTCATAAACTCGCGAGCGCAGAGTATGACGCCGCTTAATCCGCTTTCGGCTGCCTGATACGCTTTAACTGCACTCATCAGCGCGAATGTGCGCGTCTTTGCAGAACCTCGGCCACCATGCGCGCCACGATAGCGAATGCCATCTGTCGCGAATACGGGAACGAGCTTCGCCGGGATTTGTAGGTCAACCTGGCTTTCCATTTGTTGGCTCTACTCCTACCAGTCTGATCGTCGTTGGTCGCGGCGACATGCTACCGTCAGGGCTGGTGTGTTCGACTTTTTGCTTATTGCTGTAAGCCTCACCCACCTCTTTGGCTGCCTGCTCCAGAAGTTGGGCCGTCATGCCGATGTTCTTCATGTTCTCGGCAGTCGTCGACATTCGCTGCAGGACGCGCAGGCGATAGGCCTTGTTGGCGATCGGGATGTCGGAAATTTCGTTGAGAAAGCGGTCGCGGGTAAGGTTGAAAAGGTCGACCCATTTTTTGGCGAGAGTCTTCCCGCTAACCTTTGTCGGATCGTGTGTTTCGACCTGCTGCCGGGTTATGGCGATACCGAAATCTTTCTGGACGGCCTCGACCACCTGCGAAGGCGTGTCATAGCACGCAAGCATCTGAATGATGTAGGCTTTCACTTCTGGTTTTAGTGCAGCCATGTTTCACCATCCGTCCAGTACAGTCCAGTTATTAAGCCAGTTTCAGCATGCACGTCCCGCAAGCTCTGGCAACATCGATGTGAGCAACCTCCGCCGGCCTGTTCGCCGCATCCACCATTTCCTGCACGTCTTTGCTGGCACCGTAACGCCGGACCACTCCGACGAATTCCTCGAGGTCATGGCCGCGAAGTTTGAGCACCGGCATTCCGGTCTCTTTGTTGAACTTCGGCGCGCCATAGTCATCGGTAGCCTGGGCTATGTGGTAGAGCTCATGCTCCACCAGTGCGCAGAACTCCAGATCGTTGCATTGCTCGCAGTAGTCGGCAGCCAGGGTGATGATGAACTTCGGTATGCGTCCGAACCATTCATGCATCTGCTGCTCTATGCGGGACTTCTTCCAGCCGCCGGCGCGCATCATTACCTGTTCACACTGACCCAGCACAATGCGGCCACTTTTGGCGAATGAGCCAGAGGCCCACATGAACGCGACATCAGCGTCGAGCAAGTGCGTATGGTCAGGGTTATGGATTCGTCCGTCTTCGGAGAGGATGTTCTGGTTAATCCACTCGCCAATTTCGGCAGCAGGGATAAGCCGGGTGTACGGCAGCCAGTTTTCGCCAGTGAAGTTAACAGGAGGGAATGGTCGGCGGTCTTCAAAATCAGCCATACAGAACATTCCTCTGGGTTGCCCGAATACTCACTGGGAAATTATTTAACCGGTAGTACATGAAACTTACATAAAACTCTGTCAATGGTGCTTTGCAGACACCATTTGCAGAACTTTATAATTCTGCCTCGTTACCGCTCACGACCTCAATCTTAAAGCATTTGTCGGTGAGCCAGTTCCAGCGCAGCAATGCCGACAATATGAGTAGCGGCTTCATATATGGCCGTAGCGTGACCTTTGCGGTCAGTATTCCAGTAGTGCTCATTTGACTTACCTCGCCGTGACATTATCGAAGCCCCTCAATGAAGGACTTCTGTAATGCGGGCTCTTATCTCAGCGCAGCCCCTTACCGCGTGCCGGATGCTCACCTTCGAGCGCCAGCATTGAGATAATATGGCTGACCTTAAACCAGCCAGGCCTCTCCGACAGTCGACAGAGCCAGATCGACAGGAGAATGAAGAGTATCAGCATAGCGTGTTACTTCTTGACGCTGTCAGGCATTACCGCACCAACCACGCCAGCCAGCGCCACACCGCCAGCGATGACGGTTTCCTGAATGCCCGGAGGCAGCTGATAACCAAATACGCCAGCAACAACAAGAATGATGCCGCGCCAGGTTGACGGCTCTTTCAGTCGATTAATGAGATAGTTCATAGTTCCACTCTTTCCTTTACCCAACCATAGAGAAAATCTTCATTTGCCGACCGAGCTTCAGCAAGCTCAAGATAGCGGGCACCCTGGCTACAATTCAGCCCCTTCAGCAGCGTGGTTTCGCCATCTTTTCCGCGAACTGCGAGATAACTTTTCAGGGCGGCGATGGTAATGTTGCCGATCGCGCCGTCCGTCTTCAGGTCCGGATATAGCTTGCCCTGCATATTCAGCGCCGATAACCAGCGCTGCAGGAATGTACTGGCGACACGTGGCCCCATGTTCACGCCGGTATCACATAACTCCTGCGCAATGGCTGGCGACAACTCGGCGATGCGGTCAAACTTCGGTTCTGTCCAGTATTGCGACAGGTAAATGGCTTTGGCGGTTTCCCGTGGTAACGCCTTCATATCACCTGCGTAACCATATGCGCGGGCGGTAGTCTGCGTGATACCCCA